ATGTGCTTACAGCTAAGTTAGCTAAAGTACCAACAGCAGTTAAGCTACTTGAAGTAACATTGCTTGACAACACATTACCTGTGATGTTTGCAGCAGCTACGTTATAAGCAGTTACGCCAGTGATGTTGCTACCGTCGCCATACAAGTATGAACTTGCAATACCGATATTTGCACCAGTTACGTTACCAGCAGCACTGATATTACCAGTTGCACTTACGTTAGTAGCAAATACGTTACCGTATAAATCACCAACCATAGTACCATATACATTACCACTTGCTGACACTGTTACTGCACTAATTAAATTAGCACCAGTAATATTACCTGTACCAGGTGCGCCTGAAGTTGCAAAGTTGCTAGCGATAACATTACCGCCATATATGTTACCAACAGCACTTACTATACCAGCAGTTGCTATATTACCACTTGTTGTATTACCTGATACTGATAAGCTAGCTAGTGTACCAACAGCAGTTAAGCTACTTGAAACAACATTGCTTGATAATGTAGTACCAGTTAAACTACCTGCACCAACATTATAAACATTGCTACCATCACCATATAGGTATGCAGCAGTTACATTACCAGCAACACTTACGTTACCACTTGCTGATACATCAGTTGCAGTAATAAATGTGCTTACAGCTAAGTTAGCTAAAGTACCAACAGCAGTTAAACTACTTGATGTTACGTTGCTTGACAATACATTACCAGTGATGTTTGCAGCAGCTACAGCATAAGCTGATACATTAGTGATGTTGCTACCGTCGCCATACAAGTATGAAGCAACAATATTAGCACCGTTAACATTACCAGTAGTGCTTACATTACCTGCAATAACTGAACCAACAGCACTTACGTTACCAGTTGATGAAATATCAGCAGCAGTTGTAGTACCTGAAACAGATAAGCTAGCTAAAGTACCAACAGCAGTTAAGCTACTTGATGTAACATTTGCTGATAAAGTATTACCAGTTAAATTGCCTGCATCAATGCTTGAAGCTGTAACACCAGTAATTCCACTACCGTTACCGTTTAAGTAAGCAGCACTTACATTACCAACCGCAGTTATATTGCCAGCAGCACTTATATTGCCACTTGCTGATAAATCAGTTGTAGTAATATATGTTGATACAGCTAAGTTAGATAAAGTACCAACGGCTGTTAATGAACTTGAAGTAACATTGCTTGACAACACATTACCTGTGATGTTTGCAGCAGCAACACTGATAGCTGTTACATTAGAAATGTTACGACCATCACCATATACATACGCAGCATATACATTACCTAAAGCACTTACATTAACGGCAGCGTAAACATTACCACCAGCACTTAAATCACCATTAGCGATTACTGAACCAGTAGTGCTAGCTGTGTTAGCATAAACAGTACCAAGTGTACTTAATGCACCAGTTACACTTAAACTTGTACCAGTAGCATCACCAATATTTGGTGTTGTCAATGGAGCATTTGCTGGAATGTAAAGTTGGTTAGAACCATTTACACCAATAGTACTTCCGTCGTATAATGCATTGATTACAGTGCCTGTAATGCTGATAGCATTTCCACCAGTGTATTCACCAGCAGCAGAGAACTGAGACCAAGTAATTGCAGTTGTGCCCCATGTTACTGGAGAAACGGCTGTACAAATCCAACCAGTATTACCATCAACTGTACCAGCTTCAACAAATGTAAATGCACCTGTAATACCGTCTGCGTCTACATCAAAGTCTACTGCACGAGTTAATACTGTGCTTAAAGCACCAGTGCTGGTTACGGTATAGATACCATTGTACGCAGCAGTAGTTTCGTTCTTAATTAATACACGAGCATTAGGCAATAATGTTGATAAATCAATACCATCAAGTGCCAATTGACTTGTCGTAGTAACAGTTAATGTTGCACCAACTCCGTCAGCACCTGGTTGTGCATACACAACACCAGTTACGCCAGTTACAGAAAGAAGATCTGTAGTTGAACTTGTAGAAACAGAAGTTTTTAATGATAATCCTTGTGCAACAGAATCAACATAAGCCTTGTTGGCTACATCGCTAGCTGCATATGGAGTAGGAACGTTAGTGATCCAAGTATTACCTGCATTGATGTTACCAGTTACGCTAAATTGTAAGCCAGCAGCAGTAGAAGTAATAGTTAAAGCATTACCAACTAAAGCATTACCAACAAATGATTGGTTTGTAGTGATATTGCCAGTTGTGCTTACTGTAGATGCGCTAATGTTATTTGCATAAACATTTCCAGCAGCAGTGATATCAGCAGATGAAATTAAGTTTCCGCCAGTTACGTTTCCGCTAGCAGTTACAATTCCAGTTGTCCAAATATTACCACCTGTTACAGTACCAGTAGCAGTTACAGTACCAGAAGTTGCAATATTGGCAGCAGTAATAGAACCACTTGTAGAAACTCCACCGTTGATCGATGTTCCACTTGTTGTAACATTTGCACCATAAATTGCACCAGTTGCTGATACATTACCAGCTAATACCCAACCTGTAGCAGTAACATTGCCAGCAATACCACTTGTTGCAAAGTTAGCAGCAGTGACATTACCACCAGCAGTGATATCAGTTGTAATAACTGCATTTCCGCCATAAACATTACCAGAAGCACTTACGTTACCACTTGCTGAAATATCAGTTGCAGTGATAAATGTTGATACAGCTAAGTTAGCTAAAGTACCAACAGCAGTCAAACTACTTGATGTTACGTTGCTTGATAATACATTACCAGTGATGTTTGCAGCAGCTACGTTATAAGCTGTTACGCCACTGATGTTACTTCCATCTCCATACAAGTATGAAGCAACGATATTAGCACCGTTAACATTACCAGAAGCACTTACGTTACCTGTTGCTAAAATATCAGCAGCAGTTGTAGTACCCGAAACAGATAAACTAGCTAAAGTACCAACAGCAGTTAAGCTACTTGAAACAACATTGCTTGATAATGTAGTACCAGTTAAACTACCAGCACCAACGTTAGTAACGTTACTAGCATCACCATATAGGTAAGCAGCACGTACATTACCACTTGCTGAAATATCAGCAGCATTAGTTGTACCTGAAACAGATAAACTAGCTAAAGTACCAACAGCAGTTAAGCTACTTGAAACAACATTGCTTGATAATGTAGTGCCAGTTAAACTACCTGCACCAACATTATAAACATTACTTCCATCTCCGTACAAGTACGCAGCATTTACGTTACCAGTTGCAGTGATATCAGCAGCATTAGTTGTACCTGAAACAGATAAACTAGCTAAAGTACCAACAGCAGTTAAGCTACTTGATGTAACATTTGCTGATAAAGTATTACCAGTTAAATTGCCTGCATCAATGCTTGAAGCTGTAACACCAGTAATTCCACTACCGTTACCATATAGATATGCAGCAGTTACGTTACCAGTTGCAGTGATATTAGCAGCATTAGTTGTACCTGAAACAGATAAACTAGCTAAAGTACCAACAGCAGTTAAGCTACTTGAAACAACGTTTGCTGATAAAGTAGTACCAGTTAAGCTACCTGCACCAACATTATAAACATTGCTACCATCGCCGTACAAGTACGCAGCATTTACATTACCAGTTGCAGTGATATCAGAAGCAGATGTAGCACCTGAAACAGATAAACTAGCCAATGTACCAACAGCAGTTAAGCTACTTGAAACAACATTGCTTGATAATGTAGTACCAGTTAAACTACCAGCACCGATATTATAAACATTACTACCATCACCATATAAGTATGCAGCATTTACATTACCAGTTGCAGTGATATCCGAAGCAGATGTAGCACCCGAAACAGATAAGTTAGCTAAAGTACCAACAGCAGTTAAACTACTTGATGTTACGTTGCTTGATAATACATTACCAGTAATGTTTGCAGCAGCTACAAATTCAGCTGATACGTTAGAAACATTACTACCATCACCCCATAAGTACGAAGCAACAATATTAGCACCATTGATGTTGCCAGAAGCACTGACATTACCAACAGAAATATTACCAGTTACATTTAATGGACTTACGATGTTTCCAGCAACAGAAATATTTCCGGCTGTATTTAAATCACCAGTTACACTGGCAGTACCTGTAGTTAAATTAGCATAAGCTGTAACAGTAACAAGTTGGCTGTTTGCACCTGAACTTGTAAATGCAGTAACGAATGCATTGGCACCTGGTTGGTAAGCAAACGCAATGTTACCTGAACCTTGATAGCCGATAAAACCGATATCTACGTTAGCAGCAGTATTGTGGTCAGCTAAAAGGATTAGCGGATCTTCAATAGTTGTTACAGTAGTATCGATTGCGGTAGTGTTACCAGTTACGGTTAAATTACCTTGAACTGTTAAATCTGAGCCATAAACTAAATTATTGGCTAATAGAGTCGATGTAACCGACCCTGGAATTACTTTGGTATTTGCGTTAATACCATAATAACTATTACCAGATACAGCATCACTGATCTGGTTGTTATTAATTCGTGTTAAATTTCCTGACATATTGGAATGCTCCTTGTTGAGTGATGTATTTATAATACGCTATCTAAAATATCAGTGGACAGTATATAATTGTGTTATAATAAGCCAACCGTTATTTATACGATACCTAAATCCCCATCAAATATATTTATTGATTTTTTAATATATACATGATCGCTGGACAAAAATATAAAACTTTTCAAAGAATATACGTAATTACAGTTATCCAATATACCAATTAACACCATCTGACCATACAGGAACTGTGTTTGCCCCACCCCCGCTAACTCGTGCACCAAAGTTATTAGTTGCTGCTAAATTACCATTATTAATAAATGCACGAGCACCAGATACGGCGGTTAAATTAGCATAGGGCACAGGGGTTGATATCAATGATTTGTTAGTTGATATATTACCAACTACACTCAATGAGCTATTATTCATTGATGCAAATGATATATTTGCTGTGGTAAATTGAATGGTTCCGTCGTTGTTTACCACCACAGAACTATTGCCACTGATATTAGTCAACATAGATACTGTAGTAAGATATGTAATAAATCTAATATCTATTAAATCAGTTGGTTGCGGGGTTTGAGTAAATGTAATCACATTTCCTGTAACGTCGTATGCTACGTTAGGTAACTGATTTACACCATTAATCGACACCATAACCCCAGAACTAGTGGTATTTTGTAATAATGTATAAGAATCTGCACCAGTTGGGATAATTTGTTGGTCTACAATAGCACCTGGAATAATAGTATTACCACCGCCAGTGATCCATGATGTGCCATTCCAAGTTTCAATACTGTCTAACGATGAATTAAATCGTGTTGTACCTATAGGGGGATTACTTGGACGTTGTGCAGTATTACCAACTGGAATTCCTACGCCTGTATTGCTACTAAAAACTATTAAATTAGAATTATTAGCAGCAATAGAAGTGTTGGCAATTACAATATTTCCAATATTTGTATTATTTGGAAGATTTGTAACACCTGTCAATCCCGTGTAGTTATATCCTGTGATATAAACTACATTACCTGAGGTAAGCTGTGCGGGAATTGTTTCGCCAATAAAGTTTAATAATCCTGCTTGGTAATCAAAAAAGAATTCCCCTACCCCTGCTTCTCCAGCAGACGAAATAAATGTACCAGTAGCCACAATATTTGCAGCATTTGGCGGACCAATATATGCTTGTACTGAATATGTTGATCCAAATTCAGGGGGAATCCACTCAGTAATATTAGTTAACCATGTAGGATAAATTCCGCCAATAGGCACGGTAGTAGTATCTGCTACACACTGAACAGCCGTGCCATTAAGATGTGAAGCAACAAGATTTGCTGTAGCCACTGCAATACTTGGAATTTGATTGGCCTGCGTCCAAACAGTATCACCACGATTTAATTCAGGACTAGGAATATTTTCGTTAGATGGGCTTTTGTTAGTGGCAGTATCAGTTTTTGCTACACCATCTAATTTTTTAATTAATAAATCTACATATTGTGATGCTGGAATGGTCATTTAGTTACTCGCTGTTTGTAATGAAAGTGCCGTTACGCTTTGACCCGCAGTAAGTCGAATTCGCACATAAATTTCGTTTGTAGCTGTGTTGGTACTGGATACAGTTCCAAAAGTACATGTATAACTACCTGAAATAGGTGTATTCAACGGAATTGAACTGCCTAAACTACATCCGTCTGATCCGTTACCACCATTAGCTGAATTAGATCCAGGTGCACCAGCACCTCCATAAGGTAAGCTCATAGTCAACCATCCATTTAATCCTGATGTAGGACCTAAACTGCCTTGAGTTGTGTCAAATATACTACCTGGTAAAGCGACCCAAACCCCAGCAACAGTTCCTGTAATTGCTATATCAAATTTACTTGTGGACGAGCGAATAAATTTAAATGTAAAATATTGATCAGATCCTTGTGCAGTAAGATTCGGACCTACTGGTAAATATGCTCCGCTTGCATAATTTGTTTTATCAAATTTCAATATACCTTGTGTTCCTGATCCTACTACAGTAGCATCATATGAATAAAATGGGCCTGTTTGACTATTAAATTGTGCTTCTGATCCTGTAAATACCGGAGTGTTACCACTTCCTGGATTTACAATTCGATATGCGTTGCCTGATCCTGAACCAATAGTAGATCCAATAACAATATTAGATTCATCAATCGCAGTACCTGTTCCTGTTTTATACAATACTGTGTTTGCAGGACTAAATGTATGTGTCGATGAAGCATAACTATTTGTAACAACAATGTTTGGGCCACTGTTACTACTACCAAAGCCAGATATAATATTTGCTGTAGTTGATGCACTAGCATTTCCTGACCCTACATATAGATTTTGTGTCAATGGCACTGTAATCCCCGCTGCAGAATAACTTACTGTAGCTGGAGCGGTAAATGCTCCACCAGCAGTAGTAGAATTTGTTAAAAGATTGCCGTTGTTTGGATACATATTGCCACTGAGATTATTCACATTAAATGCCAGTGAAAATACTGTTCCTGAATTATAATGAGGAATAGTGCTTGAATACGTTAAGCTGGTAGTGCTTGGGGCAATTGTTGTTGACGAAAATACTGGAGCGGCTACGGTAGCAGAATCATAATACCATCCTACTGTATTTGTATTTGATGTAACAGAATCTGAAAGATAAATTTCATTCCACCCAGATGGTGCAGAACCTGTAGCCTGAGATGTAAACACGTACCAAAAACCGTATATAATATTAGCATTGGCATAATGATAATCTTCGTTATTTGTAATTACCAAATTGCTATATACTCCGTTAGCAGTTGGACTTGCCTCAGGATTAAAATTAACTGTTCCTGCGTTATTGGAATTTAATAACACCGTCAATGTTCCGTTATCACCTGGACCAACGTTAGCAATAGAATTTGTAGAATACGTAGAACTACGCAGAACATTTACTAGCGTACCAGCCGGCACTGCTTTATTTCCAGTTGTTGTATTATTAGGTTGCGTGAAACTTGAACACATACGAGCCGCTGTAGTAGCTGATGTGATAGATATCGGAGTGTTTGCCCCAAAAGTTGGAGGCTGTGGCGGGACTAATTTGCCTAACACTTGATTTAATTCAGCAATACCATTTGTGACTGAAGTATTTGAAGTTAATGTCACTGCATTAGATATGAATTGGCCAGCGGTATTTGAACCTAATTGTATTCCTGTTGCACCGCCAGAAGTATTAGCAATAACAACTACACCAGACCCAGTAGGAGCCAAATATATATTGGCATTTAATATGCTTGTACTGATAGTGGTATTACTAAATGTGATATTATCAGTTACCGCAATACCAGTTAATTGACTTCCATTACCAAAGAAATAATTGCCTGCTATATTACCACTGGCACTAATTCCAACATTTGTAGTCCAGGAATTGGCAGGATAATTATAAGTCCAATTTGTTAATGGGGCTGAGTTTGGCCCTACTTGTAACCCAGCACCGTTAATATTAGCATAAGTTGATTGATTGTTGGCTAATTGTACATATAAATCATTTGTAACAATAACGTTACTGTCAATAAATGTAATGTTGCCTTGTACATTTAAATTACCCAATATAGTAGCATCATTATTAATGAATAATCCGTTGCCAACTATATTACCAACAGCACTGATATCGCCACCAGATGTAATATTTCCATTGCTTGAAATATTACCTAATATACTAACTCCGGATGGACTAAACACCGCAACATTGCCAATTGTGCTGACTGAAATAGTTACATTTGCATTGGCACTGTCAATGTTTACGTTACTGTTGCCGTTTATTACATTTGATACTGTGGTAATAATACCAGTTAGTTGGCTTCCATTTCCAAAGAAATAGTTACCTGCTATATTTCCGCTAGCACTGATATTTCCGCTAGTTATTAAATTTCCACCAACTACGTTTCCTACTGCACAGACAAATCCAATAGCCGATACATTGCCGCTGGTCTGTAAGTCACCAAATGCACTTATAGTACCGCTAGCCGCTAAATTTCCACCAACTATATTTCCAACAGCACAGACAAATCCAGCTGCTGTTAAGTTACCTGTTGTTTGTATATCGCCTAATGCACTTATAGTACCGCTAGCTGCTAAATTTCCACCAGTTATATTTCCGGTAGCACTTACTGTACCCGATGTAATTACATTACCGCCAGTTACATTTCCAGCTACGCTTAATGCACCGTCTGTTATTAAATTTCCGCCTACCACATTTCCTACAGCACAGACAAATCCAACGGCTGATACATTTCCGTTTGTTAGTACATCGCCTAACGCACTTACTGTTCCGCTAGTTGCGATATTTCCGCCAGTTAAATTACCGGTTGTTTGTATATTGCCTAAAGCACTAATAACTCCACTAGTTGCAATATTTCCACCAGTTAAATTACCAGTTGTTTGTATATTGCCCGAAGCACTAATAACACCACTAGTTGCAATATTTCCACCAGTTACATTAGCAGTTGCACTAATTCCAACGTTTGTGGTCCAGGCATTTGCAACAGTACTATATGTCCAATTTGTTAGTGATCCTGTACCTGCATTGCCTACTTCTAAACCGGCGCCATCGATATTATTGTAAGAAGTTTGATTATTGGCCAATACTACATATAAATCATCAGTAACAACAACATTACTATCGATAAATGTTACATTACCTTGCACATCTAAATTACCTAATATCGTAGCGTCTTTATTAATGTATAACCCATTGCCAACTATATTGCCAGCAACACTTAATATATTAGATGACTGGTCAAAAGTAAATCCAGGACTTGCACCAAGTAATCCGCTATTATTAAATATAACTTGGGTATTGGAACCAGGAGATTTTATGTTTGCAGAAACGTTTCCGATAAAATTACCAATAAAATAACTTTGTGTGGTAATATTACCAATAACACTCAAGTAATCTAATACACCCAAACTTGTAATATTTCCTTGCGCTGCATCAGTTACAGTGCCAGCAGTTCCTGCAGAGCCAGCATAATTTGCAGTTTGTGCCGCAGATGCTTCTAACACTGGTCCTACAACTTGGGATCCTTGAATATTAGTTATTCCGCTTCCATCGCCAGTGAATTTACCTCCAGCGGTAATATTATATGAGCTTAAATTTCCTTGACTAGTTATATTACCACCAGCAGATATATTATTACTAGCATTAATATTTCCAGTTACATATTCACCATCTGGTGCCCAAACAATAACATTGGCTACATCATTTATGTTAGCATGAACGTTACCATTTAATGCTGCATATACCTGTGTATTGCCATTCGTAATTGCTGTAGCAGTAGTGGCAGCGACGCCTGTCAATTGGCTACCGTTACCAATAAAATAACTTCCTGTATTAGCTGTAATGTTTCCGTTGACAAACAATACATTCGATATTGGGTTAAATGTAAACGCAGAATTACCTGCTATATTTCCAGTGTCATTATATAAAATCTGTGTATTTAAACCTGGAGATTTTGTATTTCCAGTAACAACTAAATCCCCAGTAATATAAGCATTTTGTGTAATATATGCATTGGCACCCACATAAATGTTAGCAATAGCATGTACATTACCCTGTGCAGTAACATCTGCCTCAGCAACTACGTTTCCTGCAGCGGTAATATTACCTTGCGCTAAAATGTTACCGTTTGCAACGATATTGCCTGAAGCACTGATACTAGCTTGTGTTATAATATTTCCAACTGATGTAATATTTCCACCAGAGGATATATTATTAATAATTAAATTACCATTGCCGTATATCTCACCACTAACGCTGAGGTTTCCTGTTATATATTCGCCATCTGGTGCCCAAACAATAACGTTAGGTACACCACTTATGTTAGCAGTGACATTTCCATCCAAATAAGCATATACCTGTGTATTGCCATTTGTAATTGCAGTAGCAGTTTGCGCTGCTACACCTGTTAATTGACTACCATTACCAAATAAATATCCACCAGATGAAATATTACCAGCTGCACTGAATGCGCCTGTGGTATAATCAAAGGTAAGTCCAGTTCCGGCTGCTAAATTTCCATTATTATTGTATACAATTTGTGTATCTGCGCCTGGTGCAGTAATATTACCAGGAACATATAAATTTCCACCTCCAGATATATCTCCTGGTACTGATAAAGAGCCTCCGCCAGATATATTGCCGCCAATAACTAAACTACCATCAGCAGTTAAATTACCAGTTGCACTGATTTCACCTTTTACATATTCCCCAGTTGGAGACCATACAATAACATTATCAACTGTACTGTATATAACCGTGGCAGTTATCCCTGTCATCAAGCCTGTAGTCGATGTAACTGGTGCGCCACCTAATGTTTCGCTTAATACAAATCCCGAACCCGAACTATCGATAACATAATAGTCATATACTGTTATACCAGTAACAAGTCCGCTGCTACCCAATGTTCCGTTAACAAATCCGCCAGTACCATTAATAATTAGATTAGATGCATAGCTTACTGAATTAGTTGTACAACCAGTAACAACATAACTTCCATTGAAATCAGACGGGGTAACTCCCGATACATTAATTGTGCTACCTATAGAAAACGGGGGAGTTGTTTGTGTAGCAAATGTCAATGTTGCTGTAGCGCCTGTTCCCGATGCACTAATTATACTGAATCCAGTAGCAGGAGTAGATGATATGTAAGTTACTGTATTTGCTGTACTACCGGTTGTGGTAAAATCACCGTTATAATCGCCAGGAGTTACACCAGCAACTTCAATTCGTCCCCCAACAGGAAAAGCAGGCCCGCTTAAATTTGAAACTGTTAATGTTACATTAGTGCCGTCACTAAAAACTCCGGTTACAGTCGCAGTATAATTATCATATCCTGTTATATTACCAGGTCCGGTATTAATACCTGAAATAGTAATATGATCATTTACATATATAGTTGGGTTTATCCCAGGACTATTATCAAAAGTACACAATCCAGATGTATTTGAAACTTGGAAATTAGACAATACAATATTGCTACTATGTGCGGTAATATTGGCAGTGACATTACCATTTAAATAAGCATATACTTGAGTATTTCCATTAGTGATTGCAGTAGCGGTGGTAGCTGCTACTCCCGTTAACTGACTTCCGTTACCGATAAAATAACTTCCTGGATTGACAGTAATGTTACCAACGGCACTGATTTGTCCAGTGGTACTAATATTACTAACTACTGTTCCGCCGATAGATAAATTAGTACCAATATATGTATTACCAACTAATGAGGAATCTTTAGAAATTGTAAGATTGCCAGCTGCACTAAAGTTGGACAAGGTTAAAATATTACCAAGTGCCGTAATGTCACCTTCTGTTAAAGTATTACCATATGCAATGATATTACCAAGTGCCGTAATATTTTGTTGTGCTACTAAGTTGCCATATGCAACTACATTCCCTTGTGCAGTTACATTCGTTTCAGCAACTAAATTTCCAACGGCAGTAATATTACCTTGAGCTAAGATATTACCGTTTGCAACAATATTACCGAGAGCAGTAATACTAGCTTCAGCAACTAAATTTCCAGTAGCTAGGATATTACCACCAGCAGATATATTATTTGAAAGATTAATATTTCCAGTTACATATTCACCATCTGGTGCCCAAACAATAACGTTAGAAATACCGCTTATGTTAGCAGTGACATTTCCATCCAAATAAGCACGTACAATAGTATTGCCATTTGTAATTGCAGTCGAAGTAGTTGCAGCAACACCTGTTAATTGACTACCATTGCCAAAGAAATAATTTCCAGTAATATTTCCCGCAGCACTTATTTCTCCAGCAGCACTGATATTTCCTGTTGTAATTATATCACTGTTTATATTGCCGCCAATAGATAAATTACCAGCAATATTTGCACTTGCTATATTTGCAGAACTTGCAAGATTTACAGCACCGGCGATTGATAATGTACCAAATCCAACAATATTTCCAGATACAGTTAAATTAGATAATATACCAACAGTTCTAATATTTGATTGATTAGCAGCAGTAACATAAGCAGCGGTATATGCAGTATCAGCAGTATTGGCAACATAGGCTATATTGGCTATATCTGCATAATACGCATTAGCTACTGTACCTTGTATATTACTGCCACTAATTTGTGTTAATTTTGATCCGTTGCCAATAAAATAGTTTGCTGTGACGTTACCAGAAACAATTTCATTTCCAGTTAATGATAATAAATTTGTTGACGGATCAAATATTAAATTGCCTGAACCTGCGAATATACCATTGTTATTAATTTGAATTGCATTGTTTGGGCCGCTAGCAGTTGCGCCGGTAATATTTGAATAAGCAGTAATTGGAGATCCGTCTGCATTGACACTAGAACTTATTTGCCATGTATTGGCAGAAGTATCAAATCTAAAACCAGCAAATGTATTTGGCGCAATTTGAGCCAATAGTCCCATGTCTGTGATAGAACCGGTATTATTAGCTGCTACAGTTATAAAAGGTGAAACTGTAGTGGCAGGAACTTCATACGTTACATTACCTTTAAAAACAGTTTGAGCATTAATCGTAAATATACCGTTGCCGTTTGGAAACCCATTTGCCAGCGCAGGCCCTACATTTAACGTATAATTAGTATTGACATTTTTAACCGAAGCCATTAGAACGAATCCTTTTTATTATTTATGCCAATATTTAAATGTCCAAATCATAAAAAATCCCCTTTTTACAGGGGATTAAACTTAACCTAAGTTAAGAACTATTTCTTCATCCTATATGGAATCAGTTGTTATAATCACGAAGTATAATTGTTTACCTGTCCTAAAGTAAGATTTCCGGTGCCATTAGTCCAAGTAGCGATATCTGCACCAGATTTGGCTGTTGTTGAACTTGTAGTAGCAAAAGTTAATCCTGGTGTATTGCCAGTAGTAGTAACAATGTTAGCACCACCTTCAGTAGCACTCAATGTAAAGGTGTTAATTCCATTTGTAGTAGTGATATAATAAATTGTTGGGTTTGTATACCCAGTAATATTTCCAGTAGCATTACCTGTCAATGTACCCGAAACAGTGATCAATTCACCAGTAGTAATCGATGTGTTTGAACAACTAAATGTTCCTGCATTACCAGTTATACCAACGTTAGCCAGTGAAACAGGAGTTGTTGATCCAGCAACAAAGAAATTAACTGCATAACGATTATTTGCACTGTCAAATATGTATTTGTTTGTTAAACGACTGGCATATTGAGTACTACCGTTAACATTAAATGTCATGTACATTTGACCAGAACTAATAGTATTACTTGTTACCAGTATACATTGACCACAATCACTTGCTGTACCTGTTCCTGATCCTGTTCCTAAAGGAACATTGGCAGTAAACACTTGTCCTACTTGTGGATTAATACCTGCGCCAACTTTAGTCCAATTTGTAGTACCTAAGTTAGTGATTTGATATGAAAATCCCTGTGTAAGACTGTTAGCATATACTGAATCTTCACCAGCTACCAAATATTTTGTTTGACCTTTTTGTGTGACAATGTGTGCAGCGCCTTGTTGCCCATTAACATTGGCAGTAATAGCAACTACCGGAAACGTTGATGTAGCGATATTAGTATTACTACCACCAACTACTCCCAAGAATTCTGTAGATGTCATTCCGACTGGAATTACTGCTGTGTTTGGATCTAAATTTGCAAAGCTATTAAAACCAATGTCAGTTGGAATTGAATTATTCAATTTTTGTATTTTTAAAGGACGACCCATGTTTTTTTCTCCTTAAAGAAGTCCAATGTCGGTTCTAGCCGACTACGCTGCTGGGTTTATTCATCAGCATAAAAGCAGAATTGCTTGTATAATATTATTTATGAAATATCAATTTTTTTAATATGCCTGCTTAACAACAGTAAATATTATTATGACACCAGAAGAACTTATCGCTCACGGAAATAATTTTCGTGCAAACTCAGAACCCGAAAAAGCAATTGCTTGTTATGCACAAGCATTTGTGCAAAATCCTGATATGGGAGCGGCTTACAATAATTACGGTAATGTAATACGTGAAATGGGTTATCCAGACCGTGCAATCGGGTTTTTATTGAATGCTATTGCTATTAATGAAAATGACTCTGTTGCACAATTTAATCTTGCAGTAGCATATTTATTGGCGGGAGATTTAGAAAAGGGATGGAAGCAATACGAAAGACGTTGGCAGTTTGAACATTTAAACGGACAATTGCCCCAATTTTCACAACCGCGTTGGCAAGGACAAGATTTAACGGGTAAATCTATACTGGTTACAGGTGAGCAAGGGCATGGTGATACTATACAATTTTGTCGCTTTGCTGAACAATTAGTACGTTTAGGTGCTAAAGTTTATATCACAGTAGATAATAATTTAAAACCTTTACTAACTAATTCATTTACAAACTCTGTTGTTATCTTAGGCCCAGCAGATTTGATTCCTGAATTTGATTACTGGAGTCCCATTATGAGTTTGCCGGGATTTTTGTCTATTACCTATGATAATTTGCCCCATAAACTGCAATATCTAACTCCTAGTAAAGATGTAATACAAACTTGGGCAACTAAACTAGGGCTAAAAAAGCGTTTGCGTGTGGGATTCTGTTGGAGTGGGCGCAGAGACAGTTGGATTAACCAACACAAAGCTATTCCGTTTGAAAAAATGTTAAATTTAATTAAAAGAAATCCCAACTATGAATGGATTAATTTACAAGTTGAATGCACCTTAGATGAACAAAATCAATTAGCAGAAGCAGGAGTTGTTGTATATCCTGCTAGCATAGGTAATTGGAATGATACCGCTGGGCTAATACATCATCTTGATGTAGTAATAGCAGTAGATACTGCGGTTGGTCATTTGTCTGGTGCTGTAGGTAGACCATTTTGGTTGCCATTAAACCATTTTGCTACAGACTGGCGCTGGTTACTTAACCGTAAAGACAGTCCATGGTATCCTTCCTGCAGAATTTTTCGTCAACCCTCTATAGGAAATTGGGACGATCCACTAGAACAAATACACAATAATTTAAAATTATTTAAAATTTAATCAATAAAAAAGCACCTTGCGGTGCTTTTTTATTATGTGCATAATATATTATGCAGTATAAGTGCTTACTCCACTAGTAAACGATACTACAGTATTGCTGCCAACTACCGCAGTAGAGTATGTACCAGTTAAGTTTCCAGTGTAAGTAGATGTTGGGATTGAGAAAATAACAATACCCGAACCACCTGCACCTGATGCACTTCTGTCATCACTACCACCGCCGCCGCCGCCAGTGTTTGCAGTTCCGCTAGTAGCTGGTACACCTGGAGTAATTCCACTTGCACCACCACCACCGATACCACCTGCACCAGCAGCACCATATGAAGCACCACCACCACCACCACCATAGTATACAGCAGAGCCTGTGATTGAACTTGATATACCAGGACCACCATTACCACCCTGACTATTAGTACCATTTACACCAGCACCACCTGCTCCGCCGCCGCCACCTGCTGAAGTTGTTGAGTTACCAGTCCAGTTGGCATTACCACCAGCATTGCCTTGTCCTGTAGTGCCAGCCGATCCAGTAAGGTTTGACGCATTACATGCACCGCCACCAGAACCGCCTGAATTAGACGCAGCAGCACCGCTATAATTACCGCCACCACCACCACCGCCAATAGCGGTAATTGAAGTTGCGTCTGTACCAGTAATAGTACTGTTACCACCATTATTACCAACACTTGCTCCAGTAACCGCAGCGCCACCGGCACCGACTGTAATTGTATATGTTGCGCCTGTAGTAGGAGCAAAATAACTGGCTACAACACCACCTGCTCCGCCGCCGCCGCCAGTTCCTGACTGATAATTTTCCCAACCACCTGATCCACCGCCAGCAACTGCCAAGTAATGAATTGCATTAGCAGGAATTGGAGCTGTCGTATATGTACCATTGCCAGTAAAGGTTACAATTGTATTACTACCTGAAGTCGTAACACTATAAGCACCAGTTAAATTATCAACAAATGATGCAGTTGGAATAACTAGCACGGCAATACCTGACCCACCCGCACCAGATGGATTGAGATCATTGCCGCCACCGCCACCACTTCCGGTATTGGCTGCGGCTGACGTTGCTGCTAATCCATTATATATACCTCCATTACCACCACCAGCACTGCCTGTTCCTGGTGTTGACCGAGATCCGCCACCACCACCACCAGCGTATGTGTTGCCAGTCACGCTCCATGTGAACCCAGTGCCGCCGTTACCACCGTTAGAAATAGTACCGTCTGCGCCAACTCCGCCTGCTCCGCCACCACCACCTGCTGAATTATTAGGATAGCTATTACCACCAGCATTACCCTGACTTGGAATTCCGGATGAACCTGTAGTATTAATATTATTACATGCTCCGCCGCCCGATCCGCCTGAATTTGATTGGCCGCCATTAGTCCCGCCACCACCGCCACCGCCACCTATAGCAGTGATAGTAGTAATATTTGATCCACTTAGAGTAGTATTACCGCCATTATTACCAACAGTTTGCAATGTTTGTGCTGCCCCGCCGGCACCAATAGTTATACTATAAGTTACATTTGATATTGGGGTAAATTGTCCAACGACAACACCACCTGCTCCGCCGCCGCCGCCAGTTCCTGACCGATAATTTTCCCAACCACCTGATCCACCGCCGCCAACTAATAGATAGTTGATCGCATTAGATGATGTTGGAGTTGTTGAGTATGATCCAGCATCATAGAAACTAACAATAGTGTTGCTGCCTGAGGTAGTTATTACTGGATTGCCTTCTACGTTACCAGTGTATATAGATGTTGGTATTGAAAGAATTACAACGCCTGATCCACCTGCACCAGATGGTCCTGAATTGTTCCATGTACCGCCTCCACCTGCACCTAGTCCGTTCGTACCTGATACAGCAAATGCTCCACCGTATTGGCTGCCTGCTCCACCGCCGCCTAACCCACCGGCAGAACCAGCTTGATTTTGTGAAGCACCACCGCCACCACCGCCATAGTATACAGGAGTACCAGTGATTGAACTAGCTATTCCATCACCGCCTATACCTCCAACCCAATTGTTATCACCTGCACCACCAGCAGTTCCTGCACCACCACCGCCGCCTCCTGCCGAGTTGGAACCTGATGCACCTGCTGATCCACCAGCATTGCCTTGTCCATCTGTGCCATTTCCGCCTGATAATCCTATTTGATTACCTGCACCTCCTCCAGATCCACCATTACCACCGGCATTACCCCCACCGTATCCGCCACCATAGGCTGTAATAGTAGTTAGTCCCGATGCACTGATAGAACTATTGCCGCCTGGATTACCGTTAACTGGACTATTTGAAGGTCCAACAGAAGAACCACCTGTACCAACAATAATATTGTATTTTGTATTAGATGATTGAGTAAAAGATCCGGCTAATACTCCGCCTGCTCCTCCGCCACCACCTGCGTAGTTACCTCCCGATGCTCCGCCGCCTACTACCAAGTAATGAATCGCTGGAACAAATGGAGTAATAGGTCCAACTGTATTGGAATTAGCACTGGTTGATCCACCAGGATTGGTAGCAGTTACTTTACAATAAATGCTATTGCCTACATCAGCTGACTGTGTTACATAAGTTGAAGATGTAGCACCTGAAATTGGAGTATTTGTGGAATAATACCACTGATACGCATAGTTACTTGGTGAATTTGTCCAAGTACCTGTTGTTGAAGTTAATGTTGCACCTGCAGATATTGCACCAGAAACTACAGGAGCTACAGTATTAACTGGAGCGCCTACAAGAGTAGTTGAATATGTTCCTGCGCCATTAAATGTAATAATTGTATTGCTACTTGAAGTTGTCACTGTAGTTGATCCTGATATATTGGCCGTGTAAGACGCAGTTGGTATCGAAAGAATTACAACACCTGCTCCACCATTACCACCAACGAATGAACCACCACCGCCACACTGTTCTCCGGCACCACCACCGCCACCGCCTAAACCGTCAGTTCCGTTATGACCGTTTCCGCCTGCATCAGTTGATCCAGCTCCGCCGCCGCCAATACCACCAGCAGCACCAGGACCACCACAGTATCCGCCACCGCCACCGCCGCCGCCATAGTATACAGCAGAGCCTGTAATTGAACTTGATATACCAGGGCCACCAACAGCACCACCACGTTGTCCGGCATTACTAGCACCGATGCCGCCTGCACCACCACCACCGCCAGGGCCAACATTAGGATTACTGTTAGAAGCATTACCACCAGCATATCCTTGTCCAACTGTTCCTGCTGCACCAGTGTTTTGTGCGTCGCGGACACCTGAATTATTTGGATTACCACCACCACCTGAACCACCAATATTAGGTTGTCCTGATGAATTTTCTGCTGCACCACCGCCTATTGCAATGATAGTAGTCAATCCTGTACCTGAAATTGTAGAATTTCCACCGTTAGTTGCCGGGGAAATAGTATAGTCGCTAGTACCAACTCCGCCTGTACCAACAGTGATACTATATGTTGTTTCAAAGTTAGCAAAAAATGTACCAGACAGTACACCACCTGCACCGCCACCACCGCCTGCATGAACTCCACCACCACCGCCGCCAGCAACTGCCAAGTAAGTAACAGTAACAGCAGTGACTGGACCAACAGTGTTTGAATTAGCACTGGCTGAACCATATGTATTAGTAGCAGTTACTTGACAATAAATGCTATCGCCAACATCACCCGACTGTGTTACATAAGTTGAAGATGTAGCACCTGAAATTGGAGTATTTGTGGAATAATACCACTGATATGTATAGCTACTTGGTGAATTTGTCCAAGTACCTGTAGTTGAAGTTAATGTTGCACCTAACGTTAATGAACCAGTAACCGCTGGAGCTACAGTATTAACTGGAGTTAGGGATATAACAGGACCAACAGTGTTTGAATTAGCACTGGCTGAACCATATGTATTAGTAGCAGTTACTTGACAATAAATGCTATCGCCAACATCACCTACTTGTGTTACATAAGTTGAAGATGTAGCACCTGAAATTGGAGTATTTGTGGAATAATACCACTGATATGTATAGCTACTTGGTGAATTTGTCCAAGTACCTGTAGTTGAAGTTAATGTTGATCCTGCAGTTAATGTACCAGTAACCGCTGGAGCTACAGTATTAACTGGAGTTGGAGATGGTGGAGCTGAGCCGCCGCCTACCGCCACGCCTGGGCCTACTGTAATCCCTGGTCCTATGCTTAATGATGCCATTTTTAGTTCCTTTTATAAGTTTTATATATTTTTAATTATGCAATATAAGGCACAAATTACTAACAAAGGATACAATTATTGACAGTGTCATAACTAACCCTTTATAGTTATATGTTTTATTTATTGATATCAGGGTTTTGAAAGCTACGCACATTAAAAAAGCCCACTTTTTAGTGGGCTTTAAATATAAATTTATTTAATACTAGTTATAATCAAATGCCAATATCCATTGATCAGGCGCACCGTCACTGTATCCAGGATTTTTAACCAGTACATATCCAGGTTTCATAATAGCGCGAACTTTTTCTTCAGTAATATTAGTCCAATCGTAGTCATAAAACGGCCATTGAGGTGATCCGTCACCTTCTCTACCTTTTTTTCCTATCATTCTACAATCATCGATTATGATAATATCATTATAATCACGTGTCATAAGTACAGATAGTTCGCTTAATAATGGATTTGACGATACGCCATTGAGAGTTTCTTCACCAAATGCAGTAGTACCAGCGGAAAAATGACCGTCTAAATAAACTGTAACTGGTTCATTGATATTTTTCAAAATATCAGGTAAAATGTATTTAGAATTGCCCAAATACATTTTTACTGTATCTGAATCTTTAAAACGATTAACACAATGTTCATACCACACTTCCGACAATTCTATTGAGTGTACTTGTGTATAATTAGGCAGTACCCTAGCAATACCATCACCTTGATATGATCCAGTTTCAATATATTGATGAGTTTTTGTGTTTTTTGTTTCTTGATAAAATTTTTCACTTAAATTTGGCATTGCAATCCTTTGTTTATTGATATATTTATATTGCGTATTTTTCTAAATTTTTATTTTAGCCAACAAAAAAGCACACCGAAGTGTGCTCTTTGCAAATTTTGCGTTTATCCAGTATAACTGCCTGAACCCAACGTAAATGATAAAATAGTATTCGTACCTGAACTAGAAACTGTGTACACACCTGATGCAACACCAGTATAAGATACAGTTGGTATAGACAAGATGACAACACCTGAACCACCATTACCACCATTTGGATATGAACCATTTGCTTCACCTCCACCACCGCCGCCGCCGGTATTAGCAACACCTGAAGTTGCAGCTGAATCATGTGTAAAGTTTCCACCTATACCGCCACCGCCTAACCCACCAGCCCCACCAACTGACCCGTTGTCACAACCGCCACCACCGCCACCACCGCCATAGTATACAGGAGTACCAGTGATTGAACTAGCTATTCCAGCACCGCCTGCACCAGCTGTTCCATAATTAAACCATCCTTGCCCTAAACTAGTGTCTCCAGCACCACCAACAGCTCCTGCGCCACCACCGCCACACGGCTGATTGGACACATTTCTGCCGCCGAAATTACCTTGTCCAGGAGTACCGCTGCTAGATCCATTACCACCAAATCCACCGCCGCCTGACCCGCCTGAATTAGCTGCTCTTGTGCCATCTGCACCATACCCACCACCGATTGCAATTATACTGCTTATGTCTGTACCAGATAATGCTGAATTATCACCATTTGTTGGAAAATCAGTATTAGAAATACCGCCTACCCCACCTGCACCAACTGATACTGAATATATGTTACCTTTGGTAAATGTAATGGTACCTGATAATACACCACCTGCGCCACCGCCGCCAGCACCTTGATTGCCTCCTCGGCTAGCACCACCTCCACCGCCACCTGCCACTACCAAATAGTCTACCGAATACTGAGGTGGAGGCACAAATGATGATATGAGAATTCCTGCACCTATGGTGATTCCTGCACCAATTTCTATTTCTGGTAAAGACATAAAGCGACTCCTATTTTGTTGTCATTATATTTATAGGAATATCTTGATCTGCTGTTTGTTGAGTTTACAATGGTAACCGCGGTGCAATCAGGAGTGTGGGTTAAGATTTGAGTTTACACCGGTCACCGTGCCAACATCGGCGTGTTAAAAAGTTAATGATTCTAATTTAGATTTAATATCTATGGCTTCATTTACTAGTTTGATAATATCATGGTCAGTTTTGTCTGGCCAATCAAAATTAATAAACCATTCTAAGTTGCTTATTAACTCGTCAGCTTGACTTTTTACAATAGACAATTTGTTTAAGTGTTTTAATTTAATAAACAGTGAATATGATCGCAAAATAAGAGCATATTCGTTTTTAAAATTTAAATTATAATTCCTTAATGTTATTAATAACAAATTTTTGTCAGTTATCTCAAATATTTTCATCTGTATTATTTTCTAATATTTCATTTAATAACGAAGATAATATTTTTTGTCTTTCTATAGAGCGATTATTTAACTCGTTTAATAAGTGAATAGCTTGCTGTTCTTTCTCTTGATATTCTGTAAGTTTTTGAGGATTTTCCATATGATTATTTATTATGTTTACAGTTAGTACCGTGCCAACGAGCGTACCCGTTTACTGCTACATGTTGATCACAATGTGGACATAGTTTCTTTTCACGCTTTTTACCTATGTTAGCTAAACTTCTTACTAACTTTTCTTCTTCTGTTTGCTTACGACCACGAAGTTTATCACCAATTCTTTTACGAGTTACTTCTGATACTTCAACACCATAACGAGGATTGCCTTCGCCTGTGTACATTTTACTTCTTTCTAATTTGTATTCTTCACTATACTCTGCTCGTTTAATCCCATCATCTCTTCTTTTTGCCCAAGCCGCTTTCTGTTTTTCTTTTTCATGTGCAGGTTGTTTTCTTCCAGTAATTTTTTTACTATGCTCTTCTTTTTGTTCATCAGTCCAACTAATTCCGTAATTAGGATTACCTTCTCCTTTCATTGATTCACTTTGTAATTTTGCTCGTTCTGCTCGTATACCAGCGAGTCTACGAGATGAGAAATATCGTTTACCTTCTTGATTTGAGTTTACCATACTACGCATTTCGTATGCTTTAAGCACTTTAAAGTATGCTTGTTTATTATCTTTGTGTATCTTCGTCAATAGATAATGCGCTAACTCATGTTCTCTATCAGTTAAGTGAGTTATATTTTCTATAGCGTCACTATCACCAACTATCCAACCACTCGGTCCTTTTCTTTTGCGAATTGAGTAAAATGATTCAGGAATAATATGATGTTTTTCAGTATATCCTTCTATTATCCGATTTTGACCTCGTTTACAGATGTTGTTATACCATTTTGTGTATTTGTTCATATGTTTATTTATGTTAGTAAGCTCAATATTAACATTTTTATAAACAAAAGTCAACAAAAAAGCACCTTGCGGTGCTTTCCTGAAACTTCCCATCCCTGAGTTGTTTGTATTGCGTTTGTATTAACTGAACGATAAATTTTGGACGGCTATCTCGCCCACATAATCGGCAGCATTTCCGAACGAAGATGCAGTATTTGTTAATTCCACAAACCCGTACCTTGTCATAAATGATACGACTGGTTCGAATGTTGATGGATCCAATACAACACCTGACGACATCAACGGAATGTATGGGCAATAGAACGCAGCAGCATCAGCTTCTGACGAACCTTTGTAACCCACTAATACTGATTGAGTATCTGGAGCATAGCTGTTTACGAATACACGTAAAGAACCGTTTAATGTACCAACAAACTTAGTGTTTGTAGGAGCTTCAAATGTACCTTCAGTTGTACGAGCAAATGCTGATGTAGTAGCTGATTGTAATACTGTCAATGCAGCACTTGAAACAACTGCCCAGTTACCAGCGCCACGACGTGTACGCTGAGCGATCAAGTTAGCAACACGATTGATAAGAACAGCTAAAGCAGCGTGTTCGTCACCAACGAATGTAGCAGTACCAGATACTGTAGCTTGGTTGTATGTGTACTCAGTTGCAGCTAATGAGCTTAATGACAACAGGATTTCCTGGTCAATTTCAGCTGTGATTTCTTGTGCTAAAGCAGCCATAATTTCTGCTTCAACGTCGATACCATGCATAGCTTGTGCGTCTTGAGCACTTTCAAATGTCCAACGAGCTTGTAACTTACGTGTCTTTGCTTCAACAGCTTGTTTCAAGATTTGGATACTGATTTGTTTACCGCCAGTACCTTCCATAGTAGCTGTATTGTTACCAGTATAACCAGTAGCAGTAGTAGTACCTTGTGGAACTGTTGAGTATGCTGTAGCAATGGTAAATGGGCTTAACGCTTCTTGACCAGCTGTTACAGAAGTTGCAGCTAAACTATTGTCAGTCAATGACTGAGCATAACGTACACGTAATGTATGGATCTGTGAAACAGGACCAGTCATTGGTTGTACACCTACCAACTCGTTAGCAATAACAGTTGGCATTACACGTCGTATAACTGGCAGAATCACACGGTTAAGTGTAGCGATGTTGCCTGACGCAGTTGAACCCGATGTAGCATTTTCTTTCAAATACTTACGAGTGTTTTCGAGGATTACAGACATCGAATTGCGCTTTGAACCGTTTAAGCCCTCTAGCAACGCATCTTTAGTCTCGCCCCAACGGCTTTCGATTAATGCTTGTGACATTTAAGTCTCCTTTGTGTTTTTACAGCCCTGCCAACCGCTTAAGATCAATGACATTGCTTTCGCTTTCGTCTTCTTGCTCTTGGACACGGGCAGATTTATCGCCAGTTGCTTCAGTTAATGTTTCAGTAATTACTGGTTTAGTAGCTTTTACTGAACGATTCTCTAATACCGCTGGTAGATACTTTTCAAAAGCAGATTTCAAACGTGTAGTTTGAACGCTTTCAAGTAAATTACGCATTACTTCTGCTTTTTCTTCATTTAGAGGACTAAGCAATTCTTCCATTGTACGAGTACGTACATTAGATTCTTTTAGGATGCGTACTTCACGTTCCTTGGATTCGACTAAGACAGTTGCCTTCTTAGCGAATTTGATGGCTTCAGCAATTTTTTGATCTTTCTGAGCAATTACATCATGCAGTTTACGAACTTCTGCTTTCTCATTTAAATGAGTAGCACCAAATTCTGCTGAGTATGCTTCAAAAATACGACGACCAAAATTGTTCTCGCGAGCAACTTGGATGTCTTCTTTCAATTGGCTGAGTTCAGCCTTGAGATGCTTGGATACAGCTTGTGACATTTTTTCAGCAGATTCTTTTACGAAACGGCTCTTTAATGATTCTAATTGACCACGTGCATTTTGAACCAGGCGTACCTTAGTTTCAACTACATCACGCTTGTCTTCTTGGAATTCACGAATTTCACGAGCTAACGCATGAACGATAAAGCCTTCTAATTTCTCTAGGCCTTCGTTATGTGTTTTGCGGTCTTTACGCAATTCGCCAATTTCTTCCGCTAATTTAGATACCATAAAGTTGTTAAACTTGTTGCTATCTTCTTTCATTTTGCGTTGGAACTTGACACGATCTTCAGCTAATTGAGCTTTTTCAGCTTTTAACTGTTGGACTTCTGCGATAAGACTTTCTGATACCATGCGATCTAGGGCTTCCACCATCACTGATTTGTCATGCTCGTAGCGTTGTGCGAACTCTTCGCGGAGTTCCGCACGGGCTTGTTCTTTGGCTTCAACAATCTTAGCTTCCCAAGCCTCGTTGATTTCTGCTTTCGCTTCCTCTGTAACAAACTCGCTATCTAGTAACGGTTTCAATGCGTCTAGCATATTATTTTCCTTCGATCTTCAGACTACGTATTAAACGAATTACTTCATTTGATACGTATTTCTGTGCTTTGTTGCTTTTAGCTGGATCCTTAAACATTTCCAATAGTTTTTGACCGCCGGCATGATTTAACAAGCCTTCGTAAATTGCTGTTGGATATGCATTTGGAGCACTTGGCTGAGCAACTACATCAACAGTGACGATTTCAAAGTCACTGACATGTCCGTTGGAGTCGTTGACATTTCCTGATCCACGACTACTAACCCCTAACTTCACACCTGAATCTAACATTGTTTTTACAAGTTGACCCATAGGTGTTGGTAATATCTTTAACTTTCCGTAGCCGCAGGGACCTTCCATCCACATACCTTCAATCATGTGACTCACACGATCTAAATTAATTTTCAAATCATCGGGATGGTCTACTTCGCCTAATACTGAATGACCTGATTTAAGTTGTTCGTTGATAGTGTCTACTGCTTTGGCAATTTCGTTAACTGGATATACACGCTCATTAGCGTTTCTTACGCCGCCCTCAATACAAATACCCTTCATATAAAGAGTTTTGCCGCCATCTTTGGCTTCCTCAGTTAAAAGTTCTACTTTTGCCTGAGTGAAGCTTAGATGTTCTTTGAGATATGTATGACGAGCCATATCTATCTATTAACCTTTTGGAAAAGGTGTTTTAGTATTAACACCAGTTGCCTGGGCTAAATGTGGTTTTGGAGCTGGAGTTAATTTACTATTAACACCGCCTTTTGCTGGAGTATTTTTGAATTTTCCAGCACCTGGTAAATCTCCGCGTCCTTTATCAGCATAGCTATTTGGAGCTTTGTATGCTGATGTTCCATCTGGATTTGCCTCTGCTGCTACGTTACGTACTGGTTTTCCTTGCATACCAGCTGCACCTGAATTAAACGCAGTAGTTGACTTAGGGTTTGCACCGTTGTCACCATGTTTCGGAGCAGGAACTTTGTCTAAACTAACGTTTTCGCTCATTGGCATGTCTTTGAATTCTGAAGTATCATCGTCTGCATACGCATCGCCGCCAACTTCACCATCTACTGGTTCCATATCAAACTCGTCATCGCCATGACCTTCTTCGCCGCCCATGAGTTCTTCAAATTCAGCCATTAATTCGTCGAGTTTGTCTTCAAGATCAACAACACGATCTTCTAAATCTTCGCCGCCGTCCATCTCATCATGGTCATGTTCCATGTCTTTAGTAAATTCGTCGCCATCTTCTTCAGCTTCGTCGTCGAATTCAGTATCTGCGCCTTCTTCTTCTTCCTCTTCTTCATTCATGCCGCTTTCGTCAGTTTCGACTTCACGCATTAAATCTTGACTAGAGTCACCAGAAGTATTATCCATACCTTCTTCAACGGATTCTTCTTCTTCTTCGGCAGATTCGTCAACTTCCTCGATATCTTCCTCGTTCATTAGTGTTTCATAAATTTCGCGCGATTTCTCAACTACAATATTATGGAAAAGCTCTTTAGCTTTGTCGGTGTCATCGTTAATCACATATTCGATTAACTGTTCAAATTTCGATTTCATTTTATCTCCTTAGATGAATGGCTCGTGAATATATTTATATTAACTGCTAATATTAGACTTGTAAGGACATAAAAGTGATGTATTTTGTGTAATTTATGTATTTTTTGTTACATTGGAGGTGCAGTAGGCTCTACTGCTGGTGAATATTGAGCCTTAACGTATTTCAATTTATTTTTGAATTCTATTTCACGGAGCTCATTCATTTTTCTTAATTTATGAATTTGTTTTAATGTTAAACGACTTTTTCGCAATTGTCCCATTTGAGGTTGTGAATTATCATCCTCTAAGTCTTGATAAGAGTTCGGGCTTTTTTTGTAAAGTTCGTTTAAAATCATAGTAATGTATTTAGTTGATTATTTTAAATTTATGCACCAGCAGTGTTTCCTGCGGGACTACCAACTGATCCTGCACCTGGAGCAGTTTGTGGTGCTTGTGCAGGACCTGCGCCTGTATCAGTTTCGGCGCTACCTAATTCTGACCCAGCTAATTCATCACCCATATCTATATCTGCATCCATCCCGCCAGGAGTAACTCCAACTGAGCGCAAATCCTGTCCAGATGGTTTGATAATTTCAGTTAAATCTCTTTCTTCTTTCCATAATGTTTCATTTTCTAGAATCTCTTCTTCAGTTAATCCTAAGTATCTCTTCAATAAAAAGCGTTTTGAAAGATATGGAAGTGGTTCAATCGCAGTAAATGTGCTTACACGAGCAGTATCAAGTTCAGACTGACGATAGCTGGCAAAATTTTGTGGTTGTGTTAGTTTAATTGAGAAGATACTGCTATCAATACTGAAGCCTCTCCACTGAAGGAACATCTTGAACTCATCATCTAACTTCTGCATAATTAATTTTTGCAAACGTTCACAGTATTTGTTAAAGCGGAATTCTTGTATTAGTGCAGTTCCGACGCGTCCATCATTCATTGGTGCTGAACTATCATCTGGTCCAGTGGGCAAATAACTACTTGGAACACGTAGACCACGTGCCATTTTGTTGTTAAAATATTTTAAATCGTCAATTTCGCCTAGATTTTGTCCGCCTGGCAGTACTTCAACACTACTACCACGTCCTTCGCTAGTTTGAGGAAAGAAATAATCTTCGTTTACACTTAATGGATTATAGCTTGCATCCATCATATTAGCACCACCACCTGTTACAGTAGGTATACGACGTTGATGCATTTCATTTTTAACACGTTCTACAAAGGCCATTGCTAAATGACTTGGCATATTACCCACGTCAATTTTAAATAAGCGACGTTCCGGAGCACGCTGTACACGATAAATTAATACAGAATCTTCTAATAATTCTTTTTGTTTGTAAACTTTATAAATGTTTTCTAAAATGCTTTGACCAAATGGCCAAAAGTAGTCTAAACCTTCATTTAAACTTAAATGTACTACATGTTTAGCATCGATACACGATTCATTCATTGCCTGCGTAAAACGACTGTTCCCAACTCCACCACCTCCGCCGCCACCTGCACCGCCATTAGGTGCGTTATAGTTATTTCCAGTGGTAACTGATCCAGTTGAACGACTTACATAATAGTCTGACGTAGTTTTAGCCGCCATACTCATGTTTTGGAAGTTGGGATTGATGTCACGTATGATATATTGCTCAGGACGCTTACCTTCACTTTCATTGACAATAATACGTGCTACTTTAATCATATCAATCCAGTACATTTGGAATGTTTCTGGATCACGTACAAACACTTGATCGCCATACTTAATGGTATTTCTGAATAATTTAAATATTCTTTGGTCAAATTTGTTTAATTTAGACCATTGCTGTAATTGTTTTTTAATAATTTCAATTTCGTGATCACTAGGTTGTTCAGCAAAATCAATATCAAATGGAGTACCATTATCTCCATTGGCTTGCGTGCTAAATTCAGCAATAATATCCAAACAGGCATTTACTTCGCTATCACAATCCATATTTTCATATTGATTGTAGCGTTCTAAACGATTTGGGTGCCCTGAATAAACTTCAGGCAGTCTACTTGCATAGTTACGGAATGCAAACTCATTACGAGTGCCTTCATCGAAATCAGATCCAGGTCGATTATAACCCGGGAGTCCAAAGTTATTTTTCCCCGATATCGGGCTGAGTTGTCCTAGCTGATTTGTATCAGCAAGTTTGAAGTACTTGCGCCAGCTGCCGTTGCGGCCATTGCGTCCATTTGAAGTTGCCATAGTGTATTATTTAGCTTATTAGCTTTGTAGTTGTAATATCTTGTTAGAAGTACGCACGTGACTTTGCATACTGTTTATTATTTTATCTAATTTCTGTACTTTCATTGCTAACATTTCAATTACTTCTGTAGATTCTTCATCTTCATTTGTTTCTACTTGAATTGTTTTACCGTCACGTAACGGAACTACAGCTTCTACCCCATGTAACAAAGCCATAAATCCACTAGTTGGCCCACTTAATATATTACCCGATGCACCTTTAGGAATTTCTCCTGTGTTTAATGTTGCAACTGATGAAGGTAAATCTTTTCCGCCCCATTTATTTGTCGAAACCGCTTCTTCAGCTTTTGCTACTTTTGATCCCATCAATGCGTAAACATCTTTTAAGCTTCTTGGAGTATCTTTATCATAAAATATAGAATGATTTGCAGCAGCAGGTGCAGGAAAGAAGTTGGCTGCAATAGCATCGGGATTAGCATTCATAAGATTTAAAAATCTAGCAGCATTTCCTGCACCTAAGAAATGTGCCATATATAAATCAGTAGACGTCGCTGCCTTACCTGTGGTTGTTTCTAATATCTTTTTGTTGTTTTCTGTAAAATATTTCATTACTTCCGCAGATTTTACAGGATCGTATCTATCTTGGAGTGTATAATTTTTACCCATTTGTTTTACAGTATCGATCCACGTTTTATCTATAAACTGAAACATGCCAGTTGCACTACTAGTTCCTGCACGAGCATTAGTATTTCCCCCAGATTCTAACAATGCAGTAGTTTTTAAATACTGGGTCATGTTAGCAGGACTACTCGATGGCGTCATTAAAGGTGCAGTACTTGTACTGAATCCTAAACTTGGACTAGGTGCTGTATAACTAGTTGGAGTTGCACCAAATGTTGACTTAGCTTTATCTAATAATGTTGTACCTCCTCCAGCCTGTCCTTGTTTTCCTAATAATTCAGCAGGCAAGCCAACTACTTGATCAATAACATCAGTAGTTGCACCAAAGGCTTTTAATACAGGTCCGATGCCTATATTAATAAAAGCTTCAGCTGATTGTGTGGCATTACGTTGTGCTTGAGTAATATCAGTCATATTTTTAGTTGACTGATCTACTTCTCCTTTCTGTTGTAATACTTGATCTTTACGAGCTTTGTCTTGTAGTTTAATTCTATCACCAACTGCTCTACCAGCTTGACGTTGAATAGCTGGGAAATCACTGATTGCTTTGTTTGCAATACTTACCCTTGCTCTTTCTTCATAATCTTTGCTAGTTTGTACAGCATCTTCATCCATAAGATTCATGATAGAATTAGCATCTTTAACACCATTTCTCAATGACGCAAACGCTTTAGGATATGCTATACTAAATGCTTGAAACCCAGGGTCATTAATTGAACCTGCTAATACTTTAGTAAGATTGTCAACTATCTTTTCACTTTCTGTAGAACCCAGTGTATATGAAATTAAAGTTCGATTTAATTCTAATTCTTTTCTAGCATCTTCTGCACCTTCTGCTCCAGCATCTGCTATTCTTTGCAATTTTGCATTGCGAGCAGCATATTGTTCAGTAGACAAAGCATGTTCCATCGCTTTATTTTGTGCCTCTGCACTGAGCCCAGTTATCTTTGTCAATCTATCTTGTTGTTCGATAAAATCTTTAGCACCTTCTGTTTGTTCCTGCAGGGTTTTTATTTTAATCGACCCGCTATTTTTTTGGAATTTGATATAGTTGAGAGTACTATCATTAATATCATTAACTGTCATTCCCATGTTAAGAAATTCAGTTCTTATGCCCGAAGATGTTATAGCCTCGGAAATTTTAACAAACTCACTAGCACCCTGTGCCGCTGTACCACCATATGTAGCCAATAGTTGAGCATTGTTTTTCATTAGCTCAGTGAATTGACTCATTTCCTTTAAAGTATATCCTGCAGATTGGAGATTTTTAAAAGTATCATCCATACCTAATGTCAGTCCATTTTTGCTGACATCTTGATAAATTTTAAATAATGCATCACCTTGTTTTTGTGTTGCAATAACGTAGTCAGCTCCTGCTTTTGCAGCACCTGATAATGCTGGCCCAATAACAGGAATCCAACCTAGTAAATCACCTAATGCATCACCTAATGATTTAGTTAAATCATTATAAACACTGAGTCCTTCCTCGCCTTCGATAAATTTATCAGTCAAACCTAGTAAAGAACTACTTAAATTATTAAAACTGGCTTTTAATGTATCAGTATATTCTTTTTGTCCTTTACTAGCATCAGCCATTCTTTTGGCCAAATCTCTAGATACAGGTATATTCTTATCTATTGCATTATTATATTCGTCAATAATGGCTGATATTTCAGAGGGTGAGTATTGATTTGCCATTTATTTGACTTATCCTTGTTTTTGCAACATACGAGACGCAATATCATTTTGTTTTTGCATGACATTTAATATTGAATCTAATCTATCTAATTCTTCACTTAGTATTTTAACCTGCTCTCGAGATGCATTTCCGGAATTATTTTTTATTTTTGCAGGTATAGATCTTCCGTCAGGCAGTGGGACTTTAACATTCGTGTCTGACAAAGCTGTATGATATCCTCCAGTAGGTCCACTTAGTACCCCGCCATTAGCCGCTGATGGCATTTGCAAGTGCCCTGGATCATTCGCTACGCCGCTAAATCCATATTTGGCAGCTAATCCTGAAGATATCAAAGCATTATAATCACTTATATTAAGATCTAATGCTCTACCTTCTACATGAGAATCTTTACCTCCTGGTGGTACTGGTTTAGTAATTCTGCCATAAGGCGTTCCATCTACAGTATCTTTACCGGGTCCACCGCCGCCGTTTTTCCAAGCAGTGTATAATCGTTCTTGATCAGCTATTTCTCTTTTTGCTGAATTTATAGTAACTGGTTTTCCATATTCTTTAACCATGGCAGTAAACGACTGCTTTACCTTTTCACTCATTGCATCAAAATTTGCTCTGTTGCCGGTATTGCCACCTTGGAATTTTATCAAACCATTTGCATCTGGATTTTGCGCAGCAGTTTCTGCTTCTATACGACTTTTAGCCGCACGATCTGATATAGAACTGAGTCCGATTAAATTTCCTGCTTTTTCAATTGATCTCGGAATACTAGATATTACTTTTTCCGTAGTTGACATTTTGTTCCAGTTTTTATCGTCCTGGGCATTGAGTTTGGCTTTTTCTTTTTCGTTCCTTACATTTTTAGTCTTTCCTGCTATCTCTCCAGCGACTCCAGCTGCATCTTCAACAGTTTCGGCTAGCGCAGCTAATCCAGTTGTTACCATTGGTATGGCTTGATGAAATATATATTCTAAGGATTGAGTTGAATTGCGCTGTGCTTGACGTAGCTTAACCATATCGGCTGTTGCTGCATCTGCACCTGACATTTGTAATGTTATTTGTCCATCTGCGTCTCGAATAGATTTAGTATAATCTTGTGTGCTTAATCCAGCTAATTTTAAATTTTCAGAAAAATTACCAAATATCTTATTGTAAACACCATATGTAGCTAAACTATTTTGTGTACGAGTACTTTGTTCAGCATCTTTATGATATTGATTAAGGATAAGACCAAAATCTGTTGAACCAGAATCTATTTTATTAGCTGTTGCAGAAAAAGTTTGTTGAAATTTTCTATAGTCTTCAGTGTTAGAAGCACCTGCCAAATAAGCTGTCATTTGTTTTACAGCTTCAGGTCCTGCTCTTTGCGCATCTGCTAGTAACAATGCATTACGTTGTAATTTTTGTTTAGCAGCGTCTCCTCGTGCAGTACCTGCAAATTCCGCAGCTTCTCTTTCTAATTTGCCTTTTTCAGCAGCATAATATTCAACGTTTTGTGCTGCTTCGAGCGTTTTAGTTTGTGCATCTGCACTAATACCAGTTAACTTGGTTATTCTATCTTGTTCAATCATGAATTCAGCGGCACTTTGTGCTACTGTTGCATCATCAGCTGATAAAGTTCTGCCACTTATTTGTTGTAATTTTATATAATTTGCTATACTTGCATTGATTTCAGGAACAGTTTTGCCCATATTCATGAACTGTGTTTCTAGCCCTGAATTAGCAATATTTTTCGATATACTGGCAAATTTATTAGCACCATCTTGGGCTGTACCTGCAATTCCCGCCATTACTTGCGAGTTTTCCTTCATTAGGGCACCGTAATCCCCAATTTCCTTCAGTGTATAACCGGCTTTTTGTAAGTTTGTAAAGGCACTGTCCATGCCTAATGCCAACCCATTACGACTTAAATCTTGATATAATTTATATTCTTTGTCTGCTTGTTTAGCTACAGCGTTTTCAAACTTAGCTGCACCGTTGACTAAACCTTCTAATAATTGACCAACATATGGAATTTTTGATAGAAAAACTCCCAATGTTTTAGCACCAGCATTGACAGTATCATTGTATACCGCAGCACCAGATTCGCCATCGACTATACTTTTAATTAGCCCTGCGCCTGCTGTTTTTAATGCAGCTTGGCTTGCTTTTAAATTGGCAGTATAACCTCTGATGCCTACAGAAGCGTCTTTAAATTCATCTGCAAGCCCCTGAGATATGGGAATACCCGTTTTTAGTGATCGTTCAACAGCTTCGTTGTATTCAGATACAATAGCCTGAATTTCTTCCCGTGTCATTTGTTCTTGCATAATTAGTATTTATACAAGGAAAAATCATGAATCCACTGAATCCGCTTAGTCAATATTTTAGACAGCCTTCAATTTATATTAAATTACCAAGTCAAGGAAAATATTATCCGCCAGGGGCACTGGAGTTACCTGAAAACGGCGAGGCGGCTGTCTTGCCCATGACTGCTATTGATGAAATTACATATCGTACTCCTGATGCATTGTTTAGCGGACAAGCAGTTATCGATGTGATTCAAAGTTGCATTCCTGCTATTAAAAATGCTTGGGACATACCATCTATTGATATTGATACTATTTTAGTAGCAATACGTATTGCTAGTTATGGACATGAAATGAATTTTAATACTACTTGTCCAGCTTGTGCTAATTCCGATGAATATGGGATTGATTTACGTACAGTATTGGGACAAATCAAAGCGCCTGATTATTCACATCCAATCAAACAAGGCGATATTGAAATTTATTTTAAACCTATGACTTACAAAAATCTATCAGATAATAATAAAATTCAATTCGATGAACAAAGACTATTTCAATCAATTCCTACTGATGGTACTGCTGATGCCACGCATCTTAGTGCTATGTCAGAAGCACTTAAAAAAATGACTAAGATAACTGTTACTGCATTAAGTCAAAGTATTTTAACTATCAAGACCCCTACTGCAATTGTAACAGAGCCAGAATATATTTCAGAATTTATGGAAAACTGTGATGGTACACTGTTTAATCGTATTCAAAATTATGTAGTTGAACATAAATCACAAGCAGAAATGAAACCTGTTAAAATCAAATGTGCAGGTTGTTCTAACGAATATGAACAAAAAATTACTCTGGATATGACAAGTTTTTTCGAGCGCGCCTCCTAACCTTAGACTCTGAAGGTGTTGCCAAATATATTGACAACATGGATAAAGAGATAAACGATATTAGGAAGGAGGCATTAAGGATGGCTTGGTATATGCGTGGTGGTATTCCTTACGATCAAGTTTTACAGCTCAGTGTTTCTGAAAGAAAGCTAATTAGTGATATTGTTAATGACAATATGGAAACGACTAAGAAAACAGGATTGAATTTTTTCTAAAGAAGAGATCATTCAAAGAATAGTTTATATTTCTTTTTGATTTAACAGATTAGCTACGCTAATCCAAGACTCGCATACTGCTCGTCTTATTTTTTTATTTTGAAGTAGTTGCTTTTAGATACTATTCATCTAGAACTAATGTCATAATTCACCGTAAGCACGGTGAAAAAAATGACCTCTTCATCTGAGTCCGCAGTCATTTATTATAAAGAGATTGTGTTTGCACACACGGAGGCGGTTGACCTGTACCCCCTACTCTAGCTTCACATATCAACGGAACCCTAGTAACCCGATAATAAATCCAAGTCCTATAAGCATGGGTCGTATCTTTTTCACGTTGCCCAAACCATTTGTTGCCTTAAGTTGGCTTTTGCCTTTGACACCCGAGTAGGCTTGCGCCTCTTCTATCCGAATTGGGTTTTTCACCAATCCTCAACGGGGATCGAGCTGCCTCGATCAAACACTGTCAGTATAGATGCGCCTTCAGACTTTCACTGAGTTCTGACAATAGATTCGGGCTTCCCCTAGCTTTGTCTGTTTGATGCCTTACTAATTGTTTATTAAAATTTGTTTTTTATGTGACTACCATGTATACGGCATACTATTTGCCCGTTATAATAATCGTCACTTTCTAATACACGATGTTTAAATTGTTCACGAGCTTCTACATAACTACATTCAGCCTTGGACCTACAATAGTATAATATTTCTCTCGTAAAATTTTCGATGCCTAACTGTTCGATGTCTTTGTTTAATTCAATGCTGCTGCCTGTGTATTGTTGCCAGTCTGAGTCTATTTTGCTTTTAATCTTTTTACGTTTTTTGGTGCCGTTCTTAAGTTTCACTGTTTTATATGTTGTTTTACTGAATTTTGATAATTTTTTTCCAATATATTTTCTGCCAGATACGTTATTGGTGATACAATAAACGAAGCCGACACAATCTTCTGGTAGTATTTCAACTTGAGTGTTTTCAAAAAGCCATGACATGGACTAGTAATTAGTGTCATATTCATGGCTGATAAAATTTTCATCAAGATATTTCTATGTCTGTATTATAGCTGGTAAATCCACTATCTTTAATTACTTTGAGTATATTCTCTACTCTACCAGCTAACTCGTCTCTGTGGCTTACTAACCAAATTGATTTATGTCGTTCTCGTGACATTTGTTTGAGTAATCCCAACGCCGCTTCAACTCCTTGAGTATCTAACCCATTGTCAATCATTTCATCGATGAACAATACATTAATGGGTTTGTATAAAGATTCAAAAACATCTCTGAATGCCCAACTCATACTTAATATAAGTCGATTGCGTTCTCCTCTAGATAAATTGTCAAAATCTAAGTCGCGGCCTAATTCTTCAATACTAACTGATAGATCATTTTGAAACACTACAGTATGTGGTAATCCAATACGATCTAAATAATGTGTTAAGCGATTATTAAGATAGGATAAGTTTTGATCAATAATTTTCTTACGTATAAAACTATCTTTACTGGTAAGAAGTTTTAACAAAAATTCTTGATGATCTTGTAATCTTGATAGTTCATTTAACGTATCATATGTAACTTCCTGTAATGCTTGATTAGTCATGTCTTCTATTTGCTCACGATAAGGATCAACCTCATTACGTTTGTTTTCTAATTGGTTTGTTAATCCAGCAATAGTAGCACGATGTTGAATAGCATCTTCTTCCTTATCATAAAAAACAACAGGTGGTTTACCTAGTATTCCCAATGATGTTTGTGTATCAGTTAGTTCTTCTAGTAATTTAATATATTCAGCATAAGAAAATTCTGCTGTAGATAATTCTTTTTGTTTTGCTAAAACAACTTCTGTATGTTTTTCATCATGAAAAGGTTGACCACAGGTATGACATTCGTGATTACCAAGTGTTCCGATTTCTTTTAGAAGTTTATTAATTAATTTTTCTTCTCGTCCTATGTCTAGCTTAATCCTACTAATTTGTGTAGTCAGCTCATTAATATCTTTACGTTTTTGATCCCAAGAAGTATGATCTTTATGCGCCTGTATTTCTTTATCAATATCAATTTCCTGCAAAGACTTTAATCCAGTTTCAAATTTAACAATATCTTCTGATTGCTTATTAAGCCATATCTTCTGTCGCCTGCGTAAACTTTCAATTTGTTCTTCGATACGTTTGTTAGCATCCTGTACAGCGCGAATTCTAAATTCTTCTTTTTGTATGGCATCTTTAGTAGAACGATTTAATTCTTTAATGCGTTCAGCACGTTCACTTAATAAAGTAATACCCAACAATTGCTCGATAATTGTACGCTGTTCATTAGACTTTAATGATAAAAACGGTTCAGTATAAGTGTTAAGAGCCATAATATGTTTAAACATATCGTGACTCATACCTAATAAGTTTTCAATGGCTTCTTGCGTTTCTCTGCTGTCACCTTGAGCATTATCATGCGATTCTGTTTCTTTATTATTAACATAAAACTTTAATATATTAGGTTTTCTACCACGTTCTATTCGATATTCTTGATCACCGATAACAAAATCTAGAGATACTAGCATATTTTTGCCATTCGTTTTGTTTACAAGATTATCTCGGCGAATGTTACTAAGTGCAACCCCATATAATGAATAAGATAATGCGTTAATAATAGTTGTTTTGCCGGTGCCATTACGTGATCCATTGCCACCTAAATCTAAATTTTCACCTAATACTAAAGTTAAATCGTTACGGTCAAAATTAATAGCTTGAGTGGCATTGCCTATACTCATGAAATTTTTAACGGTTAAATTTTTTATTTGAATCATAAATTTTGATAAATCTTTAATAATAATTTTGGATCATAAAATTGTGATTCGATGTTAGTAATTTGATCGGTAACAATTTGATCCACTGACTCAAACTTTATTTCGCCAGGGGCTAGATCAGTTTCAACTGAGTTATGTTTAACAGGTATCAATGCCATTTCTCTTAATTTATGACTATTAATAAATGTTTCTTTGATATAATTTGCTTCTTCGTAGCTGATTTCTATATCTAGTTCTACACGAACATACATATTAGGTAGTAAAATTTTGTCTCCGTTGTCTATGACCTCGCTGAGTTTAAGTACACGATACAAAGGCTGTTTGGGCCAAGAAAAGTATTGATCTTCTTTACCCCATTCTTTAACCATCATACCACGAGCACTATCACCTGCATCGGCGAAATTATGTGGGAAACAATTTCCAATATATGTGACATTTTCTTTTTTCTGTCTCATATGAAAATGCCCACTGTAAACGCTTTCGAATCCATCAAAGTGGTTAACATTGATTTCGCCATGATCAGGCATTTCTACCATAGCATTCATTTTAAAATGTGGTAATTCAAAATGCCCAAACATATATTGCCCTGACAATTTTTGAATTTTTTTATGATCTTCGCCAACTAACCAAGGTGCAATTGTAACATTACCTTCATGAAACCAATCATTGACTATAACTATATTAGGAATGTGTTTTGCCCATTCGACACCGTGAATATCACGTTTATCTCTGTAGTATAAATCGTGATTTCCTGGAATAAAATAAACTTGTTCAAATGCATTGGATAATTTTTCCAATGCATTAACACTAAATTGTAACGTTTGCAAATTGATCGATGCACGATGATTATGCCAATCACCTAAGAAGAAGCCTGTTTCGCAATCTTCTTCTTTTGCTTTGCTAATAAACCAATCAATAAATGCTTCACAATCTCGATTATGTACAATACTATTGGATTTTAATCCCCAATGTATATCCGTGCATACTGCCGCTTTCTTAAATAGATTTGTCATATATCCAAGTATAAACTTTTAGTTGTAGTAAAACAACTAAAACGGCTATTCTTTATTATATTCTTCTACCGGAATATTAATAACTGGGCCGTGTGCATGTGCTTCTTTTTTACCAGAATTTTGTCTAGTCCAACTAGGAGTTAATCCATGCTGCTCAAGTAAATCATCACGTATATTTTGATTTTTCTTTTCAGCATTTAGTACATGTGTAAATGAATTAGTAATTGCAGCAGTATAATAAGCAAATGGATTTTGCGATTTTGATTCATCAAATCTTAGTCCAATTTGAGTTAATTGAACCAATGCCGACCCGCGCATTTCTTCATTATATGTATAGCCACGCCAATTTGATCGAGTTGCATACCTTTCACATAGTTTGATATACATAGTGGCTAAAGTACGAGTTACTGTGCCATGGTCTTTACAAAATTCTCCTGTTTCCAAGTCGCCTTTCCAATGACTTTTACCTACAAGATAAGGTTGTTTATTTTCATCTAAGCGATAATGATAAAATGGGGGAAACGGTAATCTAATATATTTTGTTTCACCTGGATCAATTGGTTCAGGAACTATCAAATCTAAAATAGAATCATCTGTTAGATCAAAATCAAATATATCTTCAATCTTTTTCTTTTTTGTTGCACTTTTTGGTATTTTTTTAGGTGCTGGAGGTATATGTTCCCATGAAGTTACTCTAAATACTAAATCAGTATTGGGTATCTTCTTCTGATCAATTATCACCCCGGTTTCTTTTTTAATACGATCTGCACGATTGCGTCGAGCTTCTACGACTGTGCGTTGATTGATTTTGGCTAAACTGGGTAAAATAATATCATATTGATGATCGTTTTTAGGATCGATAAATGAACAATATGTATTTTTACTTAGGTGAATTTGCTTTAACAGATCTCGGTTATTGAGATAAATGACTTTTTTTTGTGGTATTTGTGTGGGTGATGTGCTCACTAAAATGTCTCCTGGACGATTATTTATTGTAGCATAAAAACAACATTTGTCAACCTATTTATATAATATATCCATATTATTATGTATATAAATAATAATATAGGAAAAAATATTAATGCCAACAACAAAATATATTTGGATAGGAAATTTAACGTATGTTCCGGGTGAACAGCTGACTCCTGCTCAAATGGCCATCTTGGCGTCGGCATCAGCAAATGAATTACAAAATTATCCATCTGTTGTATTACAACAATTTTTTGATCAAGGTGGACAACATCTAACAATAGATAGTTCTCCGACAACAGTTAATCCAACGACAGATCCTGCTGCAATGCCGGCAGAAAACTCAACTAGTGGCGGGGCTTACATTGCATATAGAAGTCCTAAATCTGTCAATGCTCAAATAGCAGGATTAGATCCAGTATATATAGCACCGCCACCTGATACTGAAAATGCTCGTTTGCTAGCTCGATACCCAGCTCCGGTTGACACTTCAGCTGATCCAGCTGCAACTGATGCGCGGTTGCTTGCATCACAAGCCAGTACAGTTGCCGCAAATCAAATTAATACCAATAGAGATGTTACTTTAGATGATCCTGAAGCGGCTCGATTACTTGCTTCATCGGCTAGTACAGTTTCGGCCAATCAACTTGCTTTAAATAATGACAGTAGCCCACTTGCGTCTAGTGTTGCAGCACAAACTAGAAATGCACAATCACAAGTACCAGTAGCAACCAACCTAGGATCAGCTGCTAGTAATGGGGACTGGCGTGTTAGATTGAGTTTAGCTCAAGGTGCTGATTATTTGTATAAAGCACCTAGTGATACAGTAGGTATATTACAACCTTTAATAGCAACCAACGGAGTTGTATTTCCGTATACTCCGAAAATAGATATGAGTTATAAGTCTAATTATCAAAATTATGATTTAACGCACTCTAACTTTCGAGGTTATTTTTACCAAAATAGTCAAGTAAGTGATATTAATATCTCTGCACATTTTACTGCACAAAATACCTTTGAAGCAAATTATTTACTGGCAGTAATACATTTTTTCCGTTCAGTTTCAAAGATGTTTTATGGTAAAGATGCACAACGAGGCACCCCGCCTCCATTATTATTTTTGTCAGGTCTAGGGCAATATCAATTTAATAATCATCCCTGTTTATTATCTGAATTTACATACAATTTACCAGATGAAGTAGATTATCTACGTGCAGGCGTTGCTAATCAGTCTAACCTTAATTTGATAAATCAAAACTCTGTTAAACAATCGGTACCTACTAATAACGTATTTGCGTCGATACAACGGTTAACTAATGCATTTACTACCAAAGGGGCGTTGCCAAATACTCCGTTTGGTTCACCTAATGTGCCAAATTTAGCATCTGGGTCTGTTACATACGTGCCAACTAAAATGGATATTAATATTAGATTGCACCCAATCAATACACGTCAGCAAGTGAGCACGCAATTTAGTTTACAAAATTATGCCAATGGTAATGGTCTCAAAGGAGGATTTTGGTAATGGCTGCTACATACAATCAGACTAGTCCATATTTTTCAACCAAATATAGTCAATATTTTCTAGATGTAATGGTTAATCGTCCTATCCCAAAATTAACGGACGATCAATATTTCACAATAAATTCGACATATCAATATAGACCAGATTTACTAGCCTACGATTTATACGATAACAGTAATTTATGGTGGGTATTTTATCAACGTAATCCTAATACGTTAACTGCCCCACCATTGGATTTTAAATCGGGAACACAAATTTATTTGCCAAAAATCAGCACATTAAAATCTGCATTGGGAATCTAACGTGTCAACGACTAACAATAATACCACAGTTACCTTAGCACAAAGTCAAAGTACTACATCTGGGCCATCAACTGGGGCAATGCCTTATATTGCTCCCACTTCGGTTAAAACAGTAAACGGTGTAACTACTACTACATATGATTTTAGAACCATCGGTACAGATGCTAAGGGTGCTGATTTTTGGCAAATAAATTTGTGTTCCCGATTTAAAATCCAATGGTGGGGCAGTTAACGTATTAGGATTACGTTGATAAAATACCCACCATAAATTAC